GTCCTTTTTTGGACTCATACGGTCTTGTTGTGTAATTGGTCGTCTACAGCGACCCCTGTTATCTGAACTACAGCCAGGAGCGTATTGTCCTAAACTGGACTTGCGTCTTCTGAGCAAATTGTAGTCAGGTACTTGAACGTGATTACCCTCGCAGCTTAGCATGTTTTTATCATACGTCACCTCACGATACGAGGAGCCCCTATTTGTTTATTTTTAAAACCAGAATGAAAAACCCTATAAAAATAAGATTCTGGTATTGAAAAGTCAAAACGACAGTATTGGCCAATTGTATGGCTTAACCTGTGTCTTTAGCGGCGTCATTATCTTGCCGCACAAATAAAGGAAATAAATGGAATACTAATTCGTAACCATTCAAATGCGATTTAATTGATGTAATCAACATCACGAAGATGTCAACCTGTCTGACAAGCAGGAAAACATACTTACGTTACTAAAGCCTTTGGTAAATAAGGTAGAACCTATATTACCATCGTAGTCCTTGGCCTAGTCATTCTGGCCCCATCAGTGAAAGCGAATGACCCCCAAAACCGCCCGGGGCACCTTTGTGTGCCACGGGGAGCCGTAGACTCGCGGAAGTTTGTCCATGAAGTAGAGAGCTTGCTCTCTGTGGGAACTTTGGAAAGGTCCTATGACCGGAGTAAAACGCGTGTCGATTTGTGAACACCTCAACCCAAACTTTTTGGGCTTGAATTGTTCACTGCGGCTGGTATCTTTTCTATTATGAATAACCAGCACAGTGAAATTCGAGCTTTTAACGACAAAACTAGTCGTCGTAACAATTACAATAAGAAGAAGGAAAATAAGCGTTGTGCCGCCAAGAAGCGGGCGATTGCTTTAAAAGAGAAGGAACAAAGGAAGGAAGAGAGTCAAAGGAAATTGGACTCTCAGGGAGGATTTTTGCCAACCCAAATGGATTTGTTGGCATACTTTCCGGTTGTAGCCGGCATTGACACTGATCGTATTGTGTCAGAGATTGAAAATGTGACAGCTTTGTACACGAGCCTGCGAGAGGCTCAATCATCTTTACAAGCTGCTTCTATCATCTTTTTATATCTCAAAACGCACTGTTCTGGAAGTGTTTTGAACCAAGCAGTCGAATTTATTCGTACTGAATGTGATTTCAACCTTCTGGATACTCAAGACAGTGAAGCCCCAGAGTGGCTTCAGCTAATCAAGCGATTGAGAAGCAACTGGCTTGCAGTGTCGCACAATAAAGCTTTTAAGAAGATTTCAACTCTATTAAGCATGAGTGCAGCAATGGGTCTTTGTGATTTGTCGAACATGAAGTTCGACATTAACGGAATTCGAGTTTTTTCCGTTCCAGCCTACAAACAACATGTCAATGCATCCGATTTTTTCGGTGCTATTTTTGACACTTTCACCTACTTCATTGAAGGAGGATATAAATGTTTTAAGGAAGGATCACTCACTCCGTTTATTTTCTCGGGAGATGAAGCAATGCAATTTGAGCAGGATTATTTTGAAATGCTCGATCTCGCTCCCTTTATGAAGGCTGGGAACCTTCTAACCAAGAAAAACATCACTGAAAACGATTTCGATTTCAAATTGAACAAAATCATTGATAAAGCAGATGCTCTTTACAAGGCTTCTGAAGGAACTTGGGAGAAAAAAGTCTTATTTGATCGAGTTACCCAACTCCGCAAAATTCGCGCGGATTTCATTTCTGTCCGTGTTGACGGAAAATTGCGTAAAGCACCCTTTGCAATTTATATTGAGGGTCCTTCTGGTGTAGGAAAATCGTCCGTATCTGCCATTTTGATGCGTGTCGTGCTTCTTGCCAACGGCTTTGATGCAAGTGATGAGCGTTTGATTACGCTCAATGAAGCTGACAAGTATATGTCCACTTAC